GCGTGGACGACTTCGAGCTGGCCGGTTTCCGACGCAAGGAGCTGCACCAGCATGACAAGCCGTACCTGGTCGAGAGGGAGGCATACCCCCATCTCGCCAGGGCGGGTATCGACTGTATGACCACACGGGGACAGCTGGAGCTCAAGCTCGGACAGGCCGAGCAGGCGGCTCGTGAACGTGACCCCGATACACCATTCTGAGGTAGACGATGGAGACAGCGCAGGAGGTCTTGGATATGGGAGCCTACACCGAGCATCTGGGCAAGATGCGCGATGCGTATTCTCGCGTGGAGCAGCTGGAGGGCGACGTCAAGAAGCGCCAGAAGCACTGGGACACCGAAATCGGGAAGGTGCGCGCGGAGAAGCACCGCCTCATTGAGAGCCCGGTTCCCGGCACCACCGATGAGCGGAAGAAGCTCATCCAGCAGGTCCAGGAGCACTGGCAGGAGGAGAAGCACCTCATTGCCGGGAAGAAGACGGAGATGGCCGACCTCAAGAAGGACCTCCGCGAGGCCAAGAAGCGGCTCAAGACCATCATGGAGGCAAACCCCGAGCAGCGCGACTGGGTGGACGAGCAGACGCGCGCAGCGGCGGGCGACCTCGACCCCGAGTCGGTTATGGAGCACGTGGACGACGATGACGACGACGAGCCGGACGGGGCCCCCGGCGAGGATGACGACGAGGGTGGCGACGCGGACTGACGTTCGGTCGTGATATCTCTCGGGAAGTAGCAGGCCAGGGGCGTCACAGGGCGAGCGCCGACCCGCCGACACCCCTCAGACTACAGACCAGGCGCACTCGCCGCTGGCGAGGAAGGGGAACCTATGTCCATCCGATTCGTGAAGGCTGACGCGCTGCCGTGGGCCAGGAACGCCAAGCTCCTGGTGCACGCCCGCAGTGGTGGCGGCAAAACCTACAATGCGGTCCGAGCTGCGCTCGACCTGTCGCGTGTACTCGTGGGGCTCACGGAGACCCAGGGGATGCTCCAGGTGTCGCAGTCGAACCCCACGGCCACCGTGGTCCACCTCAAGTCCTACGACGACTGGTTGGCCTTCATGGGAAAGCTCCAGAAGACCCACGACGACTGCGAAGGCAAGGGCTGTGACGACTGCCGAGGTACGGGGCTGGCGATGCGGACCGCCTACGACGTCGTGGTCCTCGATGGCCTGACCGACCTTCAGCGGCTGGTCAAGGCCAAGGTCGAGGTAGACCCGTCTCGCCCGCCCGGCAACAAGAAGCTCCGCGCCGGGGCTCTCGCCCGTGACGACTGGATGGTGGTCGGCACGTACATGGAGCGAGCCTTCACCGCCCTCCGTGACCTCGACGTGGACGTGGTCGCGACCGCCATCTCGGATGAGGTGGTCGCCGACGATGGGTCCATCAAGGCGCGCCCCGCCCTGCAGGGAGCCGCCAAGACCAAGGTGGGTCAGTATTTCTCGGCTATCTGCCACCTTCAGACTCGCATCGGCGGGAAGGACGACGTCATCCGCGAGGGCGTGTTCCTCGCGGTGGGCGACGAGATTCTGGCGAAGCCGAACCCGGCTCTCCAGCACCGCGAGCCGCTGTCCGATGACAACACCGTCGGGCACTGGCTCCAGCGCATCAAGACCTACAACCCCGCCAAGGACGCAGAGCCCGACCCCGACCCCAAGCAAGAGAAGAAGGCCGAGCAGAAGTCCAAGGGCAAGAAGAAGACGAAGGGAGACAAGTAGATGTCAGGCTCGTTCAACCCCAACCGCAAAGAGTACGGCCTCGGCGGGCAGATGAAGTCCGGGAAGCACGTACTCGCCATCAAGAAGATGGAGCGCCGCAACGGACCCCAGGCCAGCTACGTCTCCGCAGAGGTCGTTGGCGTCAGTCCGTCCGTCCGCGGCGGGCGACTGTACACCAACTTCTCCTTCAGTCCCCAGGCCCTTTGGCGGCTGGGCAATCTCGCGCAGTCCATCGGGATGATGGAGGAGGGGGACCTCGGTCATGACTCCTACCTCCGGAAGTTCATGGGCAAGCCCTTCAAGGCCGAGGTGGTGAAGACCGGGCAATACCACGACATCGCCCGCTTTCACCCGTGGGACGAGGACGACCCGATGCGCGAGGACGTCCACGGCTGGTCCCCGCCCGAGGGCACCGGGGAGGTGAAGTACGCGGATGGCTACTACCACGACTTCGCGGGCTTCGAGGGGGACCAGGACCCTGGCTACGAGCCCGAACGCGAGGTCGAGGGGGAGCCCCCACATCCTGCGGAAACGGACGGTAACCCCGAGGAGCGGGTTCCGTACGACGACGACGACGAGGACATCCCCTTCTAGGTGATGTGACGTGACCAAGAAGGACGAGAGGAACGAGGCTGCGCGGGCGGTCTTCCTGTACTGGGTCGCCAAGATGGGCAAGAATCCCAAGACCACCAGGTTCACCCCTGGTCGTCGGAAGAAGGTCCTTGCTCGCCTTCGTGAGGGGTACAGCGAAGACCGTATCCGCACAGCCATCGACGGCTGCGCCTCCAGCGACTTCCACATGGCACGCGGGTACAACAGGGATGGGTCCAAGCGCACCAGGCGCTACACCGACTTGACCCTCATCTGCCGCAATGGGGAGAAGCTGGAGTGGTTCGAGGAGATGGCCTCGGACGCAGAGCAGCAGGAGGAGGAAGGCCCCCAGGTTCACGGCGGGGTCTACCGGGAGCCCGGTCAGGATGAAGGGCTGGCCAGGCACTTCGAAGCCGACGAGGCTGAGCTGAGGAAGGAGGTGGGCGACGATGACTGAGCAGGAGGTAGCAGAGCTGCGCGCCCAGCTTCGAGCCCTGTCCGATGATGAGCTGCGAGTGCGATGCCACAGCGAGACGGACAAGGAGGTCCTGTCGTACCTGTACGGCGAGCGCCATCGGCGCGACCGGGTGAAGGTCTACAGACGACAGTGCGGCGTGCCCGAGCTGTGGCGCGGGATGCTGCTGGAGACGGTCATCCCGCAGCGGGCACAACAGGGGGCAGTCAAAGCTCTGAAGCGTATTCATCCAGGCAGCAAGGGCCTGTATCTGTACGGACCTGCTGGGCACGGGAAGTCGTACCTCGGCGCGTGCTGGGTACAGACGATGGTCGAGCGCGGCTACCCGGCGAAGTACATCCGCTGGATGGACCTCCTCGCCGATATCCGCTCGCGCATGGACTACAGCTCGGACCACAGCGGTCCGGACCTGCTCAACATCGCACGTACCACCCCCGCGCTGCTGCTGGACGACCTTGGGGCGGGGCGCGTGACCTCCTGGGCAATCGGTATCGCTGAGGAGGTCATGGACGTTCGTATCGGGGCGAGCCTGACCACGGTGGTCACGTCGAACCTGTGGCCCGCAGGCAACCCCAAGGTGGTCGCCACAGTCAGTGGCGTCCTGTCTGCTCGTATCGCGTCGAGGATGGCCGAGCTGTGCCGAGGGTATCGCCTGCAGGGTGAGGACCAGCGGGCTGGAGGAGGTCGGTAGAGTTCCATGGAACACGAACCCCTTCTGCGCGCCTCCGAGTTGTTCGCCGCTGGTGGCGGCGTCGTCGTGGGCGCGGTGGTCGGGTTTCTATGTGTCACCCTGTATCAGAGGCTGGGTGGCGGGAGGTAGCAGCAGTGGGAGACGTGACACGAGTGGACGTGGACGAGGTCAAGGCCACGACGGCGAAAGCCGTCCTGGTTGACGTCGGCGGGGATGAGGAGTGGGTTCCCCGGTCGGTCATCGTTGAGCCAGAAGATGGCGAGGGCCTGGAGCGTGGAGACGGCGACCTAGACCTTTATCTTCTGCGCTGGTTCGCAGACAAGAAAGGATGGCGGTGATGGGCACCGACAGCGCAATCGACTGGACCCACCACACCTGGAACCCGTGGCAGGGCTGCACCAAGACCTCCTTCGAGGGGTGTCGCCTCTGCTACATGTACCGAGAAAAGCGACGATACGGACAGGACCCAGCTCGGGTCACGCGCTCCCGTCCATCGACGTTCCGCAAGCCCATTGCCAGAGTAGGGACCGCGCATCATGGTCCGTACAAGTGGCAGTCGGGCGAGCGGGTCTTCCTGGGCAGCTGGATGGACTTCTGCCACGAGGCCGCCGACGAGTGGCGCGCCGAGGTGCGGGCCATTATCGAGCAGCGCCCGGACCTTACCTTCGAGATTCTGACCAAGCGAGGCGAGCGCCTGGCCGACCCCAAGGTGTTCCCCGAGGGGTGGCTGGAGGACAACCCTCATGTCTGGGTGGGGCACTCGGCCTCGACGCAAAACGAGGTCTTCGAGGCTGTGGACTACCTGATGGGTATCAACCCCTCAGTGCGGTTCCTGTCTCTGGAGCCGTTGCTGGAGTCGATTGTCGTGCCTCTACGGCTTGACCAGGACGGGCGCGATGTGACGCAGCTACCAGGGCTGTGGAGCGAGGACGACGGCATCATCCATTGGGTCATCGTCGGGTGCGAGTCCGGACCGAGACGTCGTTCCATGAAGCTCGATTGGGCCTGGGACATCATTCGGCAGTGCCAGCAGTATCACTCGTCAACGGCGGTCTTCGCCAAGCAGATGGTCCTGGAACCTGATGGCAGGGTCATCCACTCGCCCGCGCATCACCTCTGGCCCGACTGGGCCGTGAGGCAGTACCCGGAGGTTGAATGATGCCGCGACGACAAGACCCAGCTTGGTGCCCTGGTTGTGGTGGGGAGAAGTCCGAACTTGACCCCGCTTGCGAGGACTGTATGCGGAAAGAGCAGGAGCGGTTGGATGAGGAGTGGGATGCTCGCGATGAGTGGGAGTTCGGGCCTTACCGCAATCGGCATCGCAACGACTGGGAGTGGTAGCCGCGATGAGCAAGCGGACCAAGCGACAGGACCTCAAGGGCGTCGAGGTGTACAACCGCCGACAGCGCGACCCCTCGCGAGTCCTCACCATCGACGCGGGGGAGTGGGCTGCGGCAGCGCTGTGGGTAGTCGTGGACGGGGTTGTCCGTCGCCCGTCCATCTTCAGGGTCAAGGGCAGCGACCCTCTCGCCATCGCCCTGCTGATGGAGCGCACCCGACCGGAGAAGCTGGTCATCGAGGCTCCGTACCCAGGTCGAGGCATGGCACAGAAGTCTCTCCGCACCTTCTACCTACGGCAGGGGCATTGGCTGACCATCGGGATGATGAAGCGGCTACCCTATGAGGAAGTGGCCCCGGCGACCTGGAAGAAGGCAGCGGTCCCCGGCATCAAGCTGAGGGCTCCGCGGGAGGATCAGATTGAATCGTACATCTTCCACATCCGCGAGGTCCTTGGGCTGCCCAAGCTCACAGAGGACGAGTGCGCGGCGGTGGGGGTGGGTATCTGGTACATGACGGAGCGGGGCGTGGAGCTCCAGCTTCAGAAGGGAGGCAAGTAGCATGGAGGATGAAGAGGTCACCAGAGAGGACATGGTCCACTTGATGAAGGAGGTCCAGTTCCCGCTGCGGCGGGGGATGGACCTACTCAACGGGTCCCACGTCATCCACGGCGAGACGGGCAACATGCCCCGAACCAACGGGACCACCATCGTCGTGCTCGACCTGGGAGGGCGGCAGCGACGCCTGGTCTGGCACGACGACCGCGGGTGGTACTACGACGACAACGACGAGCCCGAGCCTGAAGCGCTGCCCGACTTCTGCTCCAAGTCCACGCGCTCCATCCTCGGGGATGAGTTGTTCGAGCTGTGCACCGGGGAGGACTCGCCCGATGAACAGGACTGGTTTTGGTACAACATCGAGCGCCTGGCGGTGGCGTCGGTTCACAAGAAGATGACCCCCGAACAACGGAAGTACGGGTGGGGCAGGGTCGCGAAGCGGACCGAGGAGAAGCGCGAGTCCCGTATGGGCGACGACAACGACTCCAAGGGTATCGCCGGGATTCAGGGCGACGAGGAGAAGACCACCGTCCTGCTGGACACCCGGCACGAATGGGGTCGCGCCAACGTGGTCGGGATGAGCATCGCCAACGGGCAGGCGGTACTCCATGGCAAGGGGCGCGAGCCGGGGGAAGCTTGAAGATAATGTATGGGGGCGCGTCGGCGTGGGGCCGGCTGATCTGCGTGGTGCCAGAATGGGAGAAGTCATGAAGTCGGTTGTAGAGAGCATCGCCTTCGTTTGTGCATTGCTGATTGTGACCCCTCCAGGATGGTTCGTGCTGCTCTTCCTGGGGTGGACTCTTGTCGCTGGAGGAGACCGAGTTCTCGACGTGATCGAGCAAAACTACGGAACGTGTGAGTGCGAAGAGGGCGAAGACGATGCCGAGTAGATCCGAGATCGAGGCGGCGGTGGATGCGCTGATTGGTGAAACCCGACGAGCCGAACGAACGCTATGGTCATCGCTTGGGGCGCCCGATGTCAAGGGGAAGCGAGCCGCCCTCCTGGCCCTATGGGACGCCCGCGACAGCTGCGAGGGGTGTAGACGCAAGCCCGTGAAGGACGGCGGCAACTACCCGCTGGAGTGCCTGTCGTGCGCGAGGTGGTATCGGGACTACTACGAAGCGGAGGAGACGAATGCCAGTGGCAGAGCAAGTGATGGCGGTAACGATCATCGCTGCGGTCCTGCTGTCGATTCCCAGCGCTGCGGCGCTTGTGGCGGGACTGGTTGGGCACCTGATGTCGAAACGCTCGACAGACCCGGGGCAGCGAGATCGGTGAGGTGCCAGAGATGCAACGCGCCGGGAGGCGATGATGGGTGAGATGCGAGAGATGACACTGTCCGAGTTCCTGGCAACGTTGCCGGAAGGCCACCGTGCGCGGCGTGAGTTCGCCGACCTGGAGCGGGAGCGCGACGCCGCCTGCGACGAAGCGGCGAGGATGCGGGAGGTGCTGAGGGCGATCGTGAAGGCGGACGAGTCCAAACGGTATGATCCCGCGATGTACATCAGCCGGTGGAACCTCGCGATGGACGAAGCCCGCGCCGCCTTGGAGCCGAAGTGACCACCCGCAAGCCGGTTGACACTGACTCCTCCATGGTGCTCAATCTCGGGGGCGAGCCCCAGGCCCTGACCGCCTTTGACATCGTGAGCATGGACGTGGACGACTGGAAGCGATTTCGTGCGCTCGCAGAGCAAGCCGAAGAGGAGTTGAGGCGCAGAACGGGTCCATACGGGTCAAACGCAATCGTCAGGGACCACTGCTACGCCGACGTGCTGGTGGAGCTTGCTCAGGCTGAGGCGCAGAAGCCAGAGCTGGTCACTTGCCCCTACTGCCAGCGTCCCCACTACCGAGAGGCGCTTGCGCTCGCAGACCGTACCACCTGTCGTGGGTGCGGGGCTGTGCTGCCGCTGTAGAGAATGGTTGCGGGGCTGGGGCTCGAACCCAGGACCTTGAGGTTATGAGCCTCACGAGCTACCAGCTGCTCTACCCCACAACTTCGAAGATGGTAGCACTTCTCAGTCGACGCTGGTAGGCTCCGCGTATGCACTGGCGCGAACCAGAAATGCCCACCATCTAGCACCCCGGTTCGGGGTGCGCCCTTCATCATCATTGCCGACGTAGCTCAATAGGTAGAGCGGCGGATTTGTAACCCGTCGGTTCTCGGTTCGATTCCGGGCGTCGGCTGTCTGGGAGTGGGGTAGTTGGTAGCCCGCCAGCCTTGGGAGCTGGAGCACGCAGGTTCGAGTCCTGCCTCCCAGACCATGTGGGGCAGAAGGCGAAGTGGACGAGCCACCGGCTTTTCACGCCGGAGAAAGCGGGTTCAAGTCCCGCCTGCCCTACTCCAAAAAAACCAAGGATTTCCTAGGCTTCCGTCGCATTGTGGTATCCAAAGCCCCGGTCTGCCAAGTACCTTGGAGCCATAGAAAGAGGGAGCCAGCAAGCCATGACGACCCCATCCTGTCAGTCCGGACCCTGCGCCGACTTCATCCACTGGGACATGACCACCACCGATGGCACCACGGTTGGGCTTCCCTGTCGCGGCTGTGCTCAGCCCGAGCAGGAGAGCCTGTGCGCGGTCTGCTACAACCCCGAGGGTTGGCCCACCAAGCGCGGCTGCGACGGCTACCGCGACTGCCTGAACGAGCGCGTCCGCATCGAGGAGCGGGATGCGGGCTGGGATGCTACGCCGTGAACGTCTTTGCACTCCACGACCATCCCATTCTCGCGGCCACTGCGCAGTGCGACCAGCATGTGGTCAAGATGCCCACTGAGACGGCACAGATTCTCTCCACCGTCGCCGACCTCCTGGGGCTGCACACCGACGCCATGTACAAGCCTACGCACCAGCGCCACCCCGTCGTACTCTGGGCGGCGTCGGACCCTTCGAACTGGTCGTGGCTCATCGAGCACGGGCGTGCGCTCTGCGACGAGTACACCGACCGCTACAGCAAGACCCACGCCGCTCTGCGCATCATCGAGCGCTGTGCCGAGGTATTGCCCCGCGTGCCATTCGAGCGCCATACTTCCTTCGCCCAGGCGATGCCCGACTGCTTCAGGCACTCGAACCCCGTCGTGGCCTACCGCCGCTACTACCGCGGGGACAAGTCGTCCTTCGCCCGCTGGCGGCACTCGTCTCGTCCGCTGTGGTGGTGAGGAAAACCAAGGATTTCACCAAATTAGCCGGTATCCAGACCCCGGCGGCTTCGCCTACCATGGAGCCATAAGAAAGAGAGAGGTAGCACCATGACAACCGCCACAGAGATTCTAAACAATGAGACCCTCAAGAGCATCCAGCGAGAGGTACAGGCCCAGCACCAGCTGTGCAACGACCTGCACGCCGAGATGGTCGCAGCGCGCGAGCGCGGGGACTGGGACACCGTCTCCTCGAAGATGAATCAGCTCCTCGCCACCCGCGAGCAGCTCTCCACCACCAACAGGTCCTTCGCGCTCGTCCTGCGCCACGTAGTCGAGTTGGCCGCCGCCGAGGAGCAGGGGGTGTCCCGATGACCACCGCCGACTTCATCAACCGCGAGACCAACGAGACCCTCACCGAGACGGAGGTCGAGTACGTCCCCTCCAAGGGCGACCTCGTCTGGCTTCGACCCGACCACCCCATCCCTTCCCACTGGAAGAAGGCTCCGCACGGCATGGCCATGTTCAGGGTCACCGCTGTCTTCCACATCCCCCAGGAGAGCGCCGCACTCGTCTACCTCGACCCCTCCCTCAAACGCTCCTGACCCCTCACGCGCACGCGCGCGCTGTATTCCACGTCCTCTACTCATCTACGTACATGACTCTTGACCACCTCTCTCTTGACCATCTACGTATGAACCTCAACATCCATTCCACGTTCACCACTTACGACCTCCTCATATAACGTAGGACGTCAGCTCTCCGAACTCACTTGTACTTCTACCCCCTAACACCACTCCACCCTTGCAACCCTTGACTCTCCACGGCTACCCTCTATCCAAAGGAGCTGCTATGGGCCGCCGTTCCAAACTCACTCCTCAAGTCCAAGAGACCATCATCGGTGCTATCACCCTCGGAGCTACCTTTCGACATGCAGCACAACTAGGGGGCATCTCCGAGCAGACCTTCTACTCCTGGCTCGAACAGGGCAGAGCACAGACCCGAGGGAAGAAACGTGAATTCCTTGAGGCCGTCACACGCGCGGAGTCCAGAGGCCTCATGGAGAATCTCGCCCTCATCCGCCAGGCCGCCCAGGGGCGGGACGGGACAGCTGACCGTATCGAGGTCTGCCCCGAGTGCGACGGGGACGGCAAGGTTCCTGGTCAGGTAAAGGACCTCATCAAGTGCAAGCGGTGCAAGGGGAAGGGCGAGGTCAAGGTCAAGGGGTCACCCGCCATCCCCGCCGACTGGAAGGCTGCAGCTTTCGTGGTCGAGCGTCGGTTCCCCCACGAGTACGGACGGCAGGTCATCGAGCAGCAGGATCCCTCCGACGAGTCCATGCACCTCACCCCCGAACAGCTCAAGTCCAAGCGTGCCGAGCTGACCCGGCGTCTCATCAACGAGGGCGCTGGAGACCTGCTGGACGACACTGACTCCGACACCTGATGCCCTACTCCCGCCTTAAGCCCAAGACCCTCGCCGGGCTGGACGAGCTGGCCAGGCTTGAGGCCGCGAACCCTCTCGGGCTGTACTGGCTGAACAAGCCAGGGCAGGGCGGCATGTCACCGGGGCAGCTGCGCTTCCACGAGGACCCCTCACGCAAGCGCTTCCTCCGCTGTGGCAACAAGGTGGGCAAGACCTTCGCCATCTCCGCAGAGGTCTGGTCTTTCCTGCTCGGTGAGCATCCTTATCGGAGCTCCAAGGCTCCCTGCACCATCCTCTACGTCGTGTCCGACCTCGAAGGGTCCTACGCGGACGACGTCTGCAAGCGGCTGAGGGAGTTGGAGCCTCACGGGAAGCTCCACCCGGTCTGCTCCTACGACCAGATTCGTGGGTACTACGTTCGTGGACGGCGGGGCATCCTCCTCAAGAATGGGTCCCAGGTCATCTTCCGCTCTGGTCAGCAGGACGGGGGAGCCCTTGCTGGTGTATCCGCTGACGTGGTGGTCATCAACGAGCCGCCGAAGCGTGCCAGGTGGGGCGAAATCATGCGAGCGGCGGGCGAGCGCAACGCCCCCATCCTCATGGCGTTCACCCCCATCGAGCACAGCGGCTCCTCCCTGCTGTCGAACCTTCAGTGGCTGCGGGACATCGTAGAGGCTGACGACTCGACATGGTCCCAGACAGTCATCCGACTCACCCCCGCCGACTGCCCGCACCGTACCGAGGAGGACATCGAGGAGCAAGTCGCCAACATCCCGCCGTGGGAGCGCGCCCAGCGCATCGACGGGGACTGGGAGGGCGCAGCGCTTGACCGCCTGTTCGAGGGGTTCGATGACCGGCGCGTGGAGGATGGGGGGTGTGTCGCCACGGCGAAGGACGTGCCCAGGTTCGAGGTCGAGGTCGGGCTCACGTTCGACCACGGCGAGCAGCCGGGCAACCAGGTGGCTCTGCTGTACCTCTACTGGCTCGACCAGCGTAGCCAGAAGGCGAAGGCGCTGGTACTGGACGAGTACGTCTCCGCTGGTCGGACGACGACGGCGATGGATGCGCGCCACGTCGAGGAGATGCTCCTCTCGCACGAGCTGACGCTGTTCCACGTCGGGCGAGCCCACGGGGACGTCAACTCGCAGGGCAAGTCGGCACTGGCGTCGGTGAATGAGACGCTGGAACAGGAGTTCGCCGGACTGGTGGGGCAGCAGAGCTGGGAGCCCCCCTTCGAGGTGCTCAAGCCCAGGAAGGGTCCAGGGTCCATCAAGTTCGGGTGCCGGGTGCTCAACGCCGCCTTCCTGTCGGGGCGGCTGCTCGTCCACGAGCGGTGTACGACCTTCATCCATGCCCTTCGGAACTGGCAGGGCACGACGTCGGGCGACGACAAAAGGTTGACCCACACCATCGACGCTGCACGGTACGGGCTGGCAGAGCTGCTGGACCCGACGTCGCGAGAGGTGAGGGAGATTCGGGTGGTCTGATGGCTGAGGTGTTCGAGACGCGGAAGCTCCCCCTCGCGGCCTACCTGAAGTACCAGGGCCACGACTACTTCGCTTCTCTTGACCACCAGGGGGTCGTCGTGTTCCGCTTCACCACGACGTCTAGAGAGGATACCCTCGCCTACAACGATGGGGGTATGGTAGAGGCCAAGAGGTACTACCAGGAGTTGAAGACCGCTAGGGGCTGGGTGTACTGGCTGACGAGAGACGGGAGGTAGGAGATGGCGAAGTCGGGTGACCTCGAACGGATGCCGCCGCTGCCTGGGGGCAGTGATGAGAAGGCCCGCAGGGACCACGTTCGGAAGCGACGGCGCATCCTGACAGGGCAGTGGGAGCACGACCTGGAGAGGCACCTCTCCGACCACTTCGACCCCATCCGGAAGCACGTCCAGGGCAAGCCCGACATGTCCACCAACGTCTTCCGTTCGGTCGTCAACCAGCTGTCCAAGCTGTACTCGCGACCTCCCACTGTCCACGTTCCTGACGAGGTGACTGAGGAGCAGGCTGAGCCGTTCCTCACGGAGGTGGACGAGGCGGGCTGGTGGCAGATGGCGACGCGCCTGCAGAGGCTGACCATCGGTCTGCGGGAGTGTCTGGTGCGTCCCTCGTGGTCGGAAGAGGGCGGCCTCATGTTCCGCATCGTCACCCCGGACATGGTCTACGCCGAGGCGAGCGCGAACCGGCCCGACCAGCCGAACTACGTCGTGGAGGCTCGCCCTCGCATTATCGAGGGGGAGGAGGAGTGGACTTGGGACGTCGCTGACCTGCGTGACCTGGACAACCCCTATTTCCGGGTGTACCTCGCCAAGTCGTCGGACGACTATGAGGATATCACCGCCGACGTCCTGGGGGACACGTTCGAGGGGGCTGCCTACCCGTTCCGTGACGAAGAGGGTGAGCCGGTCATGCCCTATGTCCTGTACCACGCCCAGCGGACGGGTGAGCTGTGGGACACCTACGAGGGCATGGAGATGGTCGAGGGCTCCCTCACCATCTCGGTCCTGTGGACGTACTGGCTGCACAATACCCGCGACTGCGCCTGGGCGCAGAAGTGGACCATCGACGCCTTCCTCAGAGGCACGTCCAAGAAGGGCAAGAAGAAGGATTACAGCGACCACTCGGCGGTGACGACCGACCCGTCGTCGGTCATGCAGTTCCGTACGGACGGGCAGACGTCGGGCAGCATCGGGCAGTGGAATCCCCCGGTGGACCCCAAGACCCTGGGTGACGCCATCGCCGACTTCGAGTCGAGGCTCTCGGTCCACTTCGACATCGGTCCCAACGATTTCGAGCGCACTGGGCAGGCCGAGTCGGGGTACGCCATCTCCATCAAGCGGGATGCGGTGCGGGAAGCCCAGCGGCAGTTCGAGCCTCAGTTCAACCGCGGGGACTCGATGTTGCTGACCCTGTCTGCCATCGTCCTGAACGCCTCGGACTCGCTGGAGGGTGGGGACGTCGAGGAGGCTGGGTATTCCCTGACCTACCCAGGGCTGCCCAAGACCGCTGCCGAGATTGAGGTGGATCTTACGAAGCACGAGAAGCTCCGAGCGCTCGGGCTGGAGTCCCTGGTGGATGCCTATATGGACCTGCATCCTGGGGTGACACGAGAGAAGGCTATCGAGGAGCTTCTCCGTATCAAGGAGGAGGACGCCCTCATTGCTGCGGGTGGGGAGCCCGAGCCAGACGACGGCCAGGACGACGGTGGGGATGGCGGCCCTTCCGATGGTGACGAAGGACTGGGCGAGGGAGACCAGCAGGAGTCAGAGGACCAGGGGAACGAACCCGCGCCAGGTGAGGACGAGGCGCAGTAACCAGGAGGTCGAGGATGTTCGGAAAGTATGGGCCGAGGGGTCCGGTGTATCAGGCTGATGGTGGCGAGGGCGGTGGAAACGGCGGGGGCAGCGACAGCGGGGACATGGTTCCTCGGTCGCGGTTGAACGAGGAGATAGGCAAGAAGAAGGAGGCCCTGGCGCAGCTCACCAGGGTCAACGACGACAACTCCAAGCTGGCCGCAGCTGCGAGCGGGTACAAGCAACGGCTTCAGGAGACCCAGCAGGAGCGGGACCAACTCAAGGGCCAGATGGACGGGTTCGACGACTTCGACGTGGTCAAGACTCAGGCGAAGGACGCCAAGCGGTACAAGCAGGAGCGGGACGAGTACAAGACCAAGCTGGAGCAGCAGCAAGTCAGGTACAAGCGGGACAAGGCCATGCTCGGCGCGGGTATCGACGATGAGGACGCCCAGGACCTGCTGGTGAACAAGTACCGCAAGCAGAAGGACAAGGACGACGGGGCCAAGTCGTTCAAGGACTTCCTGGCGGGTCAGGTGAAGGCGGCCGAGAAGGGCGAGGCGAAGTACCTGTCACCCTTCATCTCTGAGTCGGACGACGATGACGACGATGACGACGACGAGTCGGACGACAAGGACAAGAAAAAGGGCAAGGGGGGGGACGACGACAAGGACAAGGGCAAGGGCAAGAAGAAGAAGCGCAAGACCCCCGGTAACGAGGGCGTAACCCGCACCCCCAACGTGGGCGACAGCCTGGACCCCGTCAACATCGCCAGGATGAGCCGCAAGGAGTTCAAGGAGTCAGGCCTGCTGGACAAGTACCGGCGGTGATGCGCTGTCCACGATGCCACGGGCAAGCGGATAAGGTCATCATCTACGGCCTGCCGATGCGTTTCTGCACTGACCCCTACTGCTCCTGCCTGTTCGGATTCTGGTCGTGGGTCATGGACTGGTTACCGTTCAACGGGTGGGTGTTCCAGTACGAAGGCCCGTACCCGCTTGCTCTCTTGCGCTGGATGTTCACACCGAGGTAGACTCCCTCGCGTACCCCCTCCATTGTGGAGCACGCACGGGAAGGGGAGGCCGAAGGACGGTTCGGTCTCCCCGCTCGTGTCTCTGGTGTCATCTTCCGAAGCTCTCCCCTGGACGTCGAGGCTCGTGCCTGATAATTTATAGTCATGTAATTCATGGGCCGCCTCTGTCCACTGACGGGTCTTCCGTCCCCACCCCCGACCGGCCGTCGCGGGAGGCCCCAGGAGTACGCTAGCCCCGAGGCGAGAGACCTGTCCAACGCGCTCGGGCGTATGGGCGGGCTCGTCGTCAAGGTGGCGAGGACTGGGATGACGGATGACGCGAGGAAGCGCCTTCGGGCAGAGCTATGGGGCCTGGCGAACCTTTTGAATGATGCGACCATCGTGGAGGGTCGGGACGGTGATTGACCTCTTCATCCAGTATCAGGTGGTTCATGTGCGGAACGAGCCCAACGCCAGGAAGTACCATCTGCGCGGGAAGACGAGCCGGGGAAAGTGGGACCTGGTGTACGTGGACGACCGTCCGGGGTGCTTCTCATCGAGGCGGCGGGCTGTCGAGACCATGCGGCGCATCGCGGGTCCGTATGACCACGTGGACGAGCGGCGACTGGAGACGACCCTCGAAGGCGACTGGAGACCCTGATGCCGCACACCAAGGTGAAGGCGACCACGAGGCGGGACGCCGCAGCGGGGAAGGCCGTGCGCAGGGGGCGCGTGGTCAAGACCAAGCGTGACGGCGTGGTGACCCTGCGCAGTGGGGACAACAAAGAGCTTCAGATTCCGCTCGAAGCAGGGGACATGTCCATCAACATGGGCAACCTGGAGCAGGCGACCAGGAATGCCTCCAAGGCGATGCAGGACCTAGGCAAGTCCATGACCAGCCTGTCAACCTCCATCCCCACCGAGGACGTCTACAAGGTCATCCAGGCTGCGAAGGATGGGTTGGTGCTGTCTGCGTCTGCCCACCAGCGGAAGAAGCAACGGCAGTGCCCCCACGATTGGGTGCGGAACGAGTCTCGGGCTACCTGGAAGTGCAGGAGCTGCCAGGTAGAGGTTGCGGACGTGGCTCTCATCGCGATGAAGGAAATCCTGGGAGGGAAGCCTGACCCTTTTGACGGAGCGGTCGAGCCGAAGCCCTGGGAGCGGTTCGGTCCGCTCGATGGGATGCGGGTTCAGATGTCCAACCACATGCTCCCACGCGACTGCGCGATGATTGAAGGCCACCCCAACACCCTATTCATGGGTCCAGAGGTCTACGCCGAGTACCTTCGGCACGTTCGGACTTGACATTCTGCTACCAGCGTGGGCTACCCTGAGGATGTAGTCGCCCTCGCGTCGTTGCGCGTAAATCTCGAAAGGGCTAGGTGACAACCCCTTTCGGGAGAATCGATATGGCGGGCGAAGTCTCGTATGCCAACCACGCTGACCTCGTGGTCGCGGCAGTCCTCAACCAGGCAATCTTCGAACTCATCGCGGACCGTGTGGACCTGCGCCACACCGTCTTCTACGCGGACGACCCGGCGGGCTCTGGCAGCGCGGCTGTCAAGATTCCCCAGGTCCAGTTCGACGAGAAGATGGCTGCCGTGGCTGAGGGTGCCGACGTCGGCAACTCGGCGCTGGGCGACGGAAGCGTCACCCTGACCGTGGCGCGCCAGGCCCTGCGGTACGACACCACGGACCTCATGCAGCTGGTCTCCAACGGCAAGGTGGACATCCCTCGCCTGGGTGCCGGTATCGCGATGGGTGCAGTCCGGCGAGCCTCGGAGCTCATCGCTCTGGCCATCGACGGGTTCAGCACCACGGCGGGCGGCGTCGCTGTGGACTTCGACGTGGACACCTTCTACGACGCCCAGTTCGCGCTGGAGGAGGCTGACGTTCCGGGCGGCCCGGTCTTCTGGGTCACCAAGCCCAAGCAGTTCACCCAGTTCCAGTCGGCGCTGCGAGGTGAAGGCGGGGCCATCCAGTTCCAGGGCAGTACCGCCGAGCTTCTGGCCATGAAGTCGCAGGGGTACAAGGGCAGCTTCAACGGCGTGGACATCTGGACCTCCTCGCAGGTTCAGGACGACGGCAGCGGGTACTACGGCGGCATGTTCGCCTACGGTGCTGTCGCCGGTGCCGAGGCCACTCCGTCCCTGGACGAGAGCAAGATTCCGGTGAGCCCGTTCCTGCAGGTCGCCGTGGACGACTCGGCCATCTGGGTCGAGCTGGAGCGCAGCGCTGCTGGCGGCCTGACCAAGGTGGTCGGGAACTACTACGCGGCCTTCGGTATCAACGAGGATGCGCGGGGCGTGACCACCATCGGCAAGATGTAGTCCGCCTGACGGCGGTTCGACATACCCACAGCCCGGAGCGCCCCCGATGAGCGGGGACCACGCCAGAGGGCGGGAAGGACGGAACAGATGACCGACTTGATGACCCACAACCCGAGGAACCCTGTGCCCAAGGCAGAGACCGTGGTGACCCGTGGTCCTGCCAAGCAGGGAGGGTTGCCCAAGCGGGGCGCACAGCCCAATGCTCCTTTCGAGCTGACGCACCACCCGAACCGGTGGAACTTCACCGAGGACCTGGGCTTCTACCCTGTGCTCGGACGCTTCCACCACGAGCCCGGACTGGGCGGCGTGGACTCGTTTGGTGACCTGACCAGGGCTGAAGCGGACCTGCGGCGTCGGGGGTGGAGCATCATCTACCAGGACGACGACCGTCTCCAGGGGTTCAGCTGCACCATCCACGGGAAGCGCTTCGAGGGCGGGTACTACCTGCGACGGTACGCCGTGCAGGGAGGCGGCTACCACTACCGCACCGTGTTCGAGCGTCCCCACGTGGTCGGCAACATCGTGCGGAAGTGGATTCGGGATGACCGGGCCTTCCGCACGTTCGTGGACCACCTAGTCGAGCATCGTCTGGTTGCGCCGTTGGACCCGCTCATCAAGGACACCCTCATCGAGAAGAGGGAGAGCGCCGTCCATCGCCTGCAGTCGGACCTGTTCAAGGACCCGCGCAACACTCTGCTGGAGGCTCGCCTGCGAGAGCAGCGGCGCGTCCTGGCGATGATGCGCGGGGAGTCGGTGGAGCAGGCCATCGAGGAGGTCCGCATCTTTGCCGAGCAGGCGGCCAAGGGGACGTCGTCGGTGAAGGATGAGATGGTCGCGGCGCTGGACGCCAAGGCCCAGCCTGCGGCGGGCGTGGAAGTGCCCGAGGGGGTTTCCCTCGCCATGGATGCGGATGCCGATGAGGTGGACCTTTCGAACCGCGGGGGCAGCGACCCTGAACCCGAGCCGAAGCCCAAGGTCAAGGCGCGCAAGCCGAAGCCGAAGGCGAAGGGGGCCAGCAAGTAGATGGCCTCCAGCAACCGAATCGAGTCCGGCGAGAAGCCTGGCCGCCGTGAGGCGACCGAGCGGTTCGCCGCCAAGCTACAGAAGCACCAGGGCATGTCCCGAGAGGACGCCCGCAAGCTGGCCCGACGTGTGGCGCGTCGGGCAGACAAGGGGGCGGTGACGCGCCAGAAGACCTAACAGCTGTCCGCACCCCCAGGGGTACGGGCATCCGTTCGGGGCTGAAAGCCGCCGAGCCGTTCCTCCACGGAGGAGCCGATGCCGTACACCAAGCTCACCCTCAAGCCCTCGAACCATCTGCGGCCCTTCAACCTGCAGAAGCCTGTGGCGGTCTGCTCCCTCGGTATCGTGGGCGCGAACTACCACAAGAATGGGGCGATGGAGTCCGCTCCGCTGCTGGACTCAGCCTACGGGGCTCCGACGCACAGCGCGCCCAAGGGGTCGCTGTACATCCGCAAGGATGGTGCAGCGGGCTCGAGGATGTACGTCTCCCAGGACGGCGCTGGCACCTGGCTCGCCATCGCTGGTGTGTAGGGGGGTGAGCCGTGGCTGACCCTCTCAACAAGCATGGGCCGCAGAGCATCAACGTCGCCGCGACTGGTGCATACCAGGCGGCCGATTTCGAGCTACGCGGGGTTGAGTACCTGGTGTGCTACTGCGCGTCGGCGTTCACCGTGAGGCTGGAGACGCCGGGTGGTGACCAGGTCGAGTACCCCAACCTTGCTGGGGCCTACTGGGAGCATTTCATGGGCAAGGGGGAGCGGCTCCTCTTCAACGTGAAGCTCACGGCGGCAGGAGCGGCCACCATTCCGTTCAAGGCCAGCTAGGAGGTGTAGCGTGGCTGGGAACAAGGGCATCGTCGGCGTCGGCGGCATGAAGGTCGCTGACTACGATGGCAACGCCGATGGCACGGTGGACAGTGCCGACCTGGCGACCGCGGTGGATGAGGATTCGGGTGTGGGACCGCCGAGCGGTGCAGGCACTGCTGGGCGCCCGTACTTCGATACCACGAACAATAAGCGGTATATGCCGCGTCCTGGCGCGCTGACGACCTGGGACCTGGTGTCTGGATGAGGTGGAAGATGCGGAACTGGACGACGAGGCTGGCGTTCGCTGCGGTGGCGCTGCTGGCATGCGTGCTGTTCGCGCGTGCGGACGTCACGCCTGAGTACGAGCTGGGGAACCACGCGAGCGACGCGGCTGCGCTCACGTACATCCAAGCGAACCACTGGGATGCGAGCGGCGATGGGACGGGCACTGCGCGTGAGGGGCAGTGCTATTACAACACCACCAGCGACCTACGCCGCTGCTACGACGGTGCAGCGTGGAACGAGGTGGATGCGAACTCCACGCATGTGACCGGCAACGGGGCGGACCATGCGAACGTGGCGCTGAGTGACACGCACCGCACGGGCGACGGGTCCGACCATGCCGATGTGGCGAGCAACACTGCGCTGGCTCATACCCAGGGGACGGACCAAGGACTCGACACGGGAGGCGCGAGCGCAGTCACCGCGGCTGAGGCGAAGGCGGCGCACACGCACATATCGAGCGACGGCACGGGCCACGCAGCCGTCAACACCATGGCCGGGTCTGGAGCGCAGGCCGTGGGCACGGGCGACTCCCCCACCCTCGATGGCGGCAACTTCGCCGGGGTGGACGCCGACGACGTGGACCTGGTGACCGTGCCGAGCGGCAACTGCGCGGGTGAGACCGAGGCAGATGGGTGTCTCGCCGCTTTCGACGCCTTCACTGGAGGAGGCGGGGGTGACGGCCTCTACCGCGTAGACTTCACGGGGACGACTTACGATTACTACGTGGAGGGCGGAGGCACAGACCCTGTCACGGGGTTCGTATATGGTGGTTCTGGCTTCGGAGATTGGGACCCCCCTCCCGGCGGGACAGACGTATTTCAGCGGACGTCGAGCGGATTCACCTTTTCACGGACCAACGATTCGGGTGGTCTGGAAAACCACCTAGTCAAGTTGGAGTTGTCGGCGGATTACGCGCTCTGTGGTGAGGGGCAGTTCGCCGTTTTGGTAACGTTCGATGACACGAACCTGTCCAACAATGACGATACTTACATCTATTTCGGGCTCACTGACGACAACGAGGGCGGTGCGGGTAATGAAGCCACCTACGTATTCCTCACGGGAGGAGGGCTGGTTCGGAATCTGATCGTTCGGGACGGCGGCTATTACTTCCAAAGCAACACATGGACGCTAGAAGGGCAAGCTCATAGCGTCCTATTTACCCGTGATACCTACGGCGCATACACCCTGGCTGTTACGCCAGGGGGCACCTGGAACGAGGTCGCGCGCAATGCTGAGAGTTGGTGCCGCAACATCGCCTTCGACTCCAACTTCATCCTACGTACATACATCCTGGCCGGGGACACTGCGGAATTCGATGTCTCCCTGATCACCATCAACGCGCCCCACGACTAGGAGGTCGTCATGCGCTACATCCTGGTTCTGATTCTCGCGCTGCCGATGCTGGCGCAGGCGCAGCAGAACACCAAGTGGTTCGTCGCCGTCTATGAGGACGGCACCCTCTACACCGATTCTGGCGGTTGTATCGTCGCCTTCACGGAGCACGCGGAACTGTACGCGGATGGGCAGTGTGTGCAAGACACGACCGCGGGATTCTGTGTCCCGCCCGGTGCCGAGAAGCTACACGAGCTACGCCAAAAGACGTACCAGCAACTCCCGGATGGCGTGTGCTTCCTCGCACCCGTAAAGCAGACGGAGCGGCCAGGTGGCGACGTGCGGCCTGAACCAGCACATGGCAAGGCGCCACCGGACCCCAACTTCAAGCCCGAAAAGGCGGAAGCGGTGGAGGAAGTGCTGCCCACGCCACGCCGGGGCGACGGCTCCACCGATGACGGGGGCGGCGCCCCCATCGCCGCGTACATCGGGGGCACTGGTGGGGCGCTGCTGGGCTTGCTCTGCGGTCAAGGCTGCGAGGATAGGAGGGCATCGTGCCTCAGGGGACTGACTACAGCTTCCGTACCGGGCCTGTTCCTGACCTCATTGAGCGAGGGAAGGAACAGACGCTGGAGGCCCCTGCGTGGCGCAGCGGGAAACTGGTCGTGCCCACCGCTGGGACGCTGACCCTCAAGAATGGGTCGGGGGAGAAGCTCCTCGACGCCTCTGCCGTGACCATCGTGAACGGTATCGCCACGCACGTGGTGTCCGTCGCGTTGACCCAGGATGAGGAGTTATCGGAGCTGTGGTTCGAGGAGTGGTTCCTGACCATCGACGGCAAGCCCGTGGGCTTCTCCCGTGACGCCGCCCTGGTACTGCGTAAGCTGTACCCGGTGGTGACCGAGGATGACCTGCTGAGGGTTCACACCGAGTTGCGGGAGTGGGTCTCCAGCGACCAGGCGAACCTGCAGCAGTACCTGGACGCGGCATGGAACCGTATCCAGCTCAAGCTCCTGGAGGACGGTAGGCGGCCCAACCTCATCCTGTCTCCTGGGTCCTTGTACGGCGTCCACCTCGACCTGACGCTGGCGCTGGTGTTCCGGGACTACGCCGCGTCCTCCTCCTCGGACGGGAAGTACATGAAGCTGGCCGACCAGTACCAGAGGAGCTACTCGGATGGGTGGGGCGATATCCGCTTCACCTACGATTTCGACGAGGACGCAGAGCCCTCCGAAGAGGAGCAGGACCAGGGTGGCACACCCGTCCTGTTCACCAACGTCTCCGGGTGGGAATGATGAGCACGACGACCAAGACCGAGCTTCACCGGACGCTGGCAGACCGCATCGAGGCGGCCTGCCCTGGCGTGGTCGAGGTCAAGGAGATTCTGGATGTGACCAGGGCTCCCTCGACTAAGCAGCACATGGGGTTCAACGTGACCATCTCCGAGACCGACTCGGGGAAGATGCGTGGACGCCCTGGGACGGTGATTCGGGTGGATGCCCTGGTTCGGGTGCGTATCGCGTACCGACTGGGCAAGGCCGAGCGCTTCTCCCAGTTCCTGGCCTACGAGCATGAGGAGGCTGTGACCGGCATGTTTCTGAGCAGGACCAACCAGCCGTTGCTGTGGGTGCGTCCCGTCTACAAGGGGTCCTCCCAGGTGCTGCATACAAGCGCGGAGTGGGTTTTCAACGACCTCCTCTACGGCTTCGAGTACAACCGCCGACTTCCGGATGCCGCGCCATGACCATCCGTCTCCAGAGCATGGACTTTATGGAGGTGGTTCGAGCCGCCGTGGACGAGCTTGCCCCGAAGGTGCTTGCCGAGCAGCGCCCCGCGGGGGAAGAGGTGGTCAAGGTCGTGGACACGCCGAAGGGGTGGCCTGTGGATGAGCTGCTGACTCCCGCGGTTGCTCTGGCGGCGGTATCCATCATCGGGGCGAACCAGGCCAAGGTAGCTCGGGATGTGCCCGACGTGCACCAGCGGGTCCAGGACGACCTGCTGTCGGACTTCGACTTCGAGGAGGTCTACCAGTAGCGATGCCCATCACCACGGACCAGGCTGCTGACCGCCGTGGAGCCCTCTCCGTCGCCGAGTTGATGATGGAGGAGGTCCTCCCCGACGTGCGCTCCTTGATTTCCGAGCGGGCTGAGGAGATGCGGCAGAAGGTCTACAACGAGCTGTGGGTCAACGAGCGGGTGGGCAACAATCCGCCGCAGATGAGCGGCCGCCCCTCGGAGTCCACGGGTCGTTCGGCGAGTGAGTGGTACGCGGTGACGGGGGCGGGCCTCCACGAGCTGCGGATAGAGCTGGTGAATCCCATCGACTATGCACCCTATGTCCGCTTCCCAGGCGACCCCGAGGGGCAGTGCCTGGAGGACACGGAGCAGATGTTCGAGGCGGTCACCAACGAGTTGACCAACGAGATCCAGGACCTGGTCCGAGACTATTTCGGGCCGTGAGCAGGAGGCGAAATGCCCTACAGCGAAATCGTCAAGACCAAGCGGGACGGCACCCTCACCTTCGAGGACAACGGCGGGGCGAACTCGCTGGAGGTGGCGTTCGAGGCGGGGGACTTCTCCCTGAACATCCCGCAGGAGTCTGTCAACCTGTTTCTGGACCGTGGGCGCATTGCCGCCGACCCGGCTATCCGGTACGGCGATGACCAGCCCATGACCGGGACGTTCACCGCGTACCTGCGGGACCTCAGCGATGCGGCCTATGCCACGCTGGAGGAGATTCTCATGCAGTCGGGGCTGGTCGGCACCAACTGGGTGAGCACGAAGGGAGCCAACGGGGAGGTCTTTACCCTCACCCTCAAGTGGAAGATGGCCGGGGTCACGCATGGCGACGCCGCGGACCACGAAATCGAGCTGCCCTACTGCCATGTCACCGGCTCGATGTCCGAGGGCGACCCCAACCAGCTGTCCATCAGCTTCACCAGCTACGCGGTCCGACCGACCATCGTGAGCTAGGAGGGACGGAACCATGGCAGGCACACTGACGACCAAGATTCTGGCGCGAGTCATCGGGACCCGGAAGGTCGCCTTCGGACTGGGTACTCAGTCCTTCCCGGCGACTCTGGAGGAGTCGCTGGACTGGCCGGACGGCTCGGGCGCGAGCCAGGCTGACGAGATGTGGACCAAGGAGGACGGTTCCGTCGCTGCGGGAGCCCACGACAACTGGGACCTCAAGGCGCTGCCGCACGAGGACACCGACGACGACACCGAGCGGACCATCGACCTCGCCAACATCAAGCTCCTGTTCCTGCGGAACACGTCCAGCTCCGACTACCTCGTGGTCGGTGGCGGGACGGATGGCGCTGGCGCTGCGGATGCCTGGGTGGACGCGGTCGGCACCGAGGGCTGGCTGGCCGACGACAGCGACCTCATCCACGTCCCGGCTGGCGGTTGTCTCCTGATGGCGTTCCCCTCCGGGGTCACCGTCACCAACGCCACCGCGGACATCCTGCACATCGGCGGGATTACCAGTACCCAGACCTACGAACTCATGCTCATCGGCGACGCCGCGTAGAGAGGAGCGAGGCGATGAAGGTCCAGCAGCTGGACAACACCATCAAGCGCTTGGGAGCCATCCACGAGGCTCTGACCTCCAGGGGCGGTCCGAACATGAACCCGGGCGGTCGCCCGTACCCTCGTCGGCGTGCCGTTGCCCGCGTGAAGCACGCCATGGAGCTGTGCGAGCACGCACGACGGGAGCTGGCTGAGGTGCCCGACTTCGTGGAGCTGTCCAAGCCCGAGGCGACCAAGCCCAAGAAGCCTGCCGACAAGTAGGCGAACTACCATAGCGGCCTGCGGGTCGCACCCCCGAAAGGGAGGACAGGATGCAGCAGCGAGAGACCCAGCGGGTCATCCCCGACAACCCCAAGCTCTGGTTCGCGCTTACCCTCGGCGACAAGGGCGAGCACCACTTCCGCTTCCCCTTCCCCATCTACCTCTTGGAGTTGCTGGGCGAGATGGAGAAGCAGGGCCTGTACGACTTCAAGAAGCGGGACGACTCGAAGATGCCCGACCGCTCGACCCTGGAGCGGACCAAGTCGCTGTGGGAGTTGGGTGCGGCAGCCATGGGGCTGTGCTGGTATCACCTCGACCTCGACCTGGAGGCCAGGCTCGAGGACCACGGCGACGACTACTCGGCGTTTGGACGGGCTGTGCTGGATGAGCTTCACCAGGCCGACTACGCGCCTGGGGACCTCATGGACGCCTTCCCACCGATGCTCGCCAACCTGGCGCAGTCGGTGGTGGGGGCGAAGAAGGTGGAGAAGCGTGAGGATTTTTCCAAGGCCCAGGAGGACCCCTCCACTTCGTAGCCCTGGAGATCGGGCTGTACCTCCTGGGCGGGAATCCGCTCGGCTTCTACGAGCAGGACGAGGAGGTGCAGGCGGACCTCCTCGCGTACCATCGTCTCCTCACCGAGCAAAACCAGGAGCTGCGGTACGCGAGCATCTCCCCGTTGAAGCTCTGCGACCAGCACGAGTTCCTCATGCTGCGCAAGGGCAAGAGGGGTCGCGGGTCGCGGCACGAGCAGGCGCAGCGCCAGCAGATGCTTCGGCGCGCCCTCGTCAAGGACGGGGCGTCCTCGGACGCTGTCTCTTGGTGGATGAAGGACTGAGCCGATGAGCGATATCCGACAGACTTGGACCTTGGACATCAACCAGCTCCTGGCAGCGCTGGCTCAGGCTGCGCAGGAGGTGGACAACGTCGAGACGGCGGTGGACACCCTCGGTCAGCAGATGGACGACGCCATGGACGAGGCTGCGGCTTCGACCGAGGAGGCTGGCGACGCCCTGGAGGACATGGGGGACGACGCCCAGGAGGCGGGGAAGAAGGGCAAGAAGGCTGGGGAGGAGCTTCAGTCGAGCCTCAAGGGTGTGGCGGCTGCTGCGGCTGCTACTGCGGCGGCGATGGGTCTGGTGGTCAAGCAGGTCATCGACTTCTCTGCCGAGACCAACCTGATGGTCAAGCGCGCCAAGGGGGTGGGCGCGAGCGCAGAGGAGTTCCAGAAGATACAGGGTGCCCTGGACTTGATGACCGACGGCAGCGCAAAGGCTGAGGTGGCGCTGCTGAACCTGAACCGCAAGATTGACGAGGCGCGCACCAAGGGGGGGCTAGCTGGGGAGCAGTTCGAGCGGATGGGGCTCGATGCTGCAGAGCTGGCGCGGATGCCCCTGGACGAGCGCTTCCTGGCCATCGCGGATGGCATCTCCCAGCTGGGGGACCGTGCGGCGCAGACGGCTGTGGCTGCGGACCTCATGGGTCGAGCTGGTCGGTCCCTCGTGGACGCCTTCTCGCAGGGGGCGGGTCCATTCCGCGAGTCGTTCGACCAGATGGAGCGGGCGGGGCTCATTACCACCGACGTGGCAACGCGCTCCGAGGCTCTCCAGGATGCGCTGTACCTACTCCACCAGGCGTTCAAGGCCCTGAAGACCCAGGTGCTGGACCCGATGCAGCCGGTCCTCTCCAGCACGGCTGACCGTATCCAGGCCATCATGGTCGAGGCGCGCGAGACCGGGGACCTGGAGCAGCTGGGCGAGGCGCTCAACAAGCTGTTTGCCGAGGACGTGCTGGACGGTCTGGTTGACATGCTGGAGATGGTCATCAAGCTGTCGGGCGTCCTGGACACCCTCGCCGATGTCCTCTCCATCGTGAAGAATGGGACCACGCTGGTCATCGACGCTTTCGTGGCTCTGTTCGACAAGGGGGAGACTCTCCGGGAGTCCATCAACGACATGGCAGACGCCTTCCTCAGCCTCGGGGAGAAGGTGGGGCTGGTCAAGGACCCGATGGACGCTGTGGTCGAGACGACGAAGGACATGGAGGAGGGGATGCGAGCCCTGCGCGGTGAGGTGAGGCTCACCCGCAAGGAGTTCGAGTTGATGAACCAGTACATCCTGGAGGAGTACGGGCTGACGGCTCCAGGGGCGCTGGATACCTTCCTCGGCAAGTTCGACAAGACCACAGGCAGGGTCAAGGAGGGAGCCGAGCAGCAGCACCAGGCCGTGGCGGGTGCGGTCTCGGATGCTGTCGAGGAGGAAGGAGGACGGCTCGGCGAGCTGGCGCGGGAGCATGTCAACGAGCTGCAGGACGCCTGGCAGGGCTACGTCCCGAGCATCCAGAAGTCGGTGGATGAGGCCGCCGTTGTCTGGAAGACCAGCACGACCCTCTCCCGCGACTGGCACGACGAGGCGCTGGAAGAGGCGCGGGAGTTCAACTTGATGATGGTCCAGAGCGCCACGGCCTCCATGGCGTCGATGCTGGACTCCTTCACCGGGCTGGCCTACACCCTCTACAACCGCATGACCAGCAGCGGTGAGGAGCTGACGGACGCGCAGAAGGCCCAGGCGATGGAAGCGTGGCAGGCTGGACAGGTCCTCGCCATGTCCACGGCCGCCCTCAATACCGCCCTGGCTATCACGAACATCATGGCGACGGTGCCCGCTCCTGCGTGGCCGTTCGCCATCCCTGCCGCGCTCGCGCAGCTCGCCGTCCAGGAGGCCATCATTGCAACGGAGCCCCCTCCGAAGCTCCACGCTGGTGGCATGATTGACGAGGTCCACGTCCTCGCGCAGCGCGGGGAGGCGATGGTCAACAACCTGGGCGTGAAGACCAGGGGCGGGGAAGAAGGTATCCGCGCGATGAACCGGGGCGAGCGCGCCGGGGGCAACTTCACCATCATCCAGCGGGTGGCGAACAGGACGACCAACGCCAGCACGCACGAGGCGGTCAGGACCAGGAGCGGTGACCTGTACGATGAGCTGGTGAGGACGATTCAACCCAAGAGCGGCACGCATGTGCCCAGCTTCAACAGGGCATAGCCATGGGAAACGAGATTGCGAAGCCGTACGCGCAGGGAGTGGTGCTCCAGGACGAGCGCATGAACCACGACGCCATCAAGGACAAGGGCGTCGGGGCGACGGACAGCGCGTACACCGAGACCGGGCCTCGTCCTGGTGTTCCTGTGCCTGTGAACGATACCTACTGTGCCCTGGAAGCCAGCGGGGAGCAGGGGGCAGATGGGCACATCGAGGTCCAGACTCTACGGGCTGGGCACCCTGGTCCCGAGCGAGCGGGCATCGGGTTTAGGGACGTGGACGCTGGGGATGGCGCAGCCGCCATCAAGGGGCACGACCCGTTCGTGGCTATCACCGGCTGGCTGCCGGTGCACTGGACCACGACCGCATCTCCGAACTATCACCACTGCGACGTCATCCGGATGAAGTCCGGAAAGTTGATGATGTGCGGGCAGACCGACAACACAGGCCTGCCGAAAATCTACATCTACGACCCCGACACGAGTGCCTGGTCGGCAGGCACTGACCCTGGCGTCCCCGCCGACGCGGTCAGGGAGAAGCCGAGTTGTCTGGTGCTGCTCCCGAGTGGTCGGGTCCTGCTCATCACCATCGCCCCCGATACCTCCCAGGTGGACGTGTATCGTACCGATGACGAAGGGACCACGTGGACCCTCCATGCCTCGTCTGCGCTGGAGCGCAACCTGTGGGACAACACCTCGAACAACCCCGACCCCAAGCGGTTGACGGCGGCCTACAGCAACGACGAAATTGTCCTGTTCGTCTGGTACTACGAGGCTGGGACGGTGAACCCCGATATGGCCCAGTACGTCTCGGACGACCTCGGCGGCATCTTCCACCTGGTGGAGGATATGTACGCGCCTGTGGTTGGGCAGCGTCCGTACTACCCCGACATTACGGCGATTCCTGGCGGGGGGTTCCTGCTGGGATGTGTCGAAAACAACGACATCATGGTCCGCAAGCTGTACTCGGCTTCGCATAACGCTGCCGAGGTGAGCCCGACGAACCTGTCCAACTCGCTGATCTTCTCGGCTCCCCACGGACTGACCACGTGGACGGACGAGGACGGCATCATCTACCTGGCTGTCCAGGGGAACCTCTCGGGCGGCGACAACGGCATCAAGCTGTTTGCCAGCAGGGATGGTGGAGAGTCCTGGCCGGGCTGGGAGCAGACGAGTCCCCCGGTCGCCCGCGAATGGCGCTATAACATCTGGTATCAGGACAACCAGACGGAATACTTCCACTCCTTCTCGTGCGCCAGTACGGGTGGGCGGGCGTTCCTGTGCTCCAGATTCACGGCGGTGACGGGGAACTACCGAGAGAAGTCCGTCGTGGCCATCGAGCTGGGTGGGTTCAGCAGCCACACCGTTCCGTGTCAGGTTCCGAGCGCCACCTACGGCGAGACCTACGGTGACATGTACCACTTCGGTCATGGGCGGGTACGGGGTTCCACCTGTGGGTTGACCTACATGCCCATTTCGCTGCCCAACGCCCAGGGCTGGACCAGGGTGGCAGTCGGCGGAACGGAGTCGCAGACAGCTGTCGGGGAGCTGCAGTGCAGCACGGGGCTGGCACAGACGAACTACTACCATGTGGAGTACACCTACGACCTTAGCAAGACCTTCGCCGAGTTCGCGGTTCAGGTGGACAGTGGTGGTAGTGTCGCCAACGACGATGTCTCGGTCCTTCTGCAGCTGTCTGACGGAGCCACCTACGGCTACCAGGTCATCGTGAGGTTCAGCACGACCCAGTACCGCTTCATTGACCCGAACGGCGCTGTGCTCTGCACGGTGAACCTGGACATGACCTCGCGGAAGCACATCCGGGTGGCGCTGGAGAAGGGGGACGCTCACGTCTTCCACGCCGAGGACGGCCACATCCGTGACTGGGTCGAGGGCGGTGGAGGGTCGGTCGTCGATGACGGTGGCGCGAACGGCAACCGCGACCGCATGGAGTGGGGCAACCGTGGGGGCGGCAACGCGGCTGTCTCGAAGTGGTCAGCTCCGGTGGGCTTTGGCTTCTACATGACCACCTGGACCGAGCGGTCCAAGCTGGTGTACGCCGCTGGGTGGAGCAACCCTACCGACGTACATCCCAAGTCCCTTCCGACGCTGCCGTACAACCTCAAGTCGGGACTGAAGGTCCGCGCGAGCAGCGGCCCGACCAAGCTCGGCGATAAGTGGGACTGTAAGCCCATCTACACGTACCCACTGAGTGCGCTGGATGTGAACCTGCGCCCGTCGCCAGGCGAGCCCTGGCGCAGCCTGACCGACTCGGTGGCGGTCCAAATTGTGTGGCAGTTTGAGGATCTGTTCACCGACACTTTCATGGAGAATTACTCCCTGGCGGCGGCGTTCCGGGACATCAACTTCCAGACGTGCAAGATTCAGGGATGGGACACGGCTGGTCTGGCCTGGGACGACATCATCGTGGTGGACGCAGCGTCGGGCATGTCGGGGCTGGCCTTCACCAGGAAGGGGCGCATCCTGCGGCCTGACCAGGCCCAGGTGACCACAGGCTCTCGCTATCTCTTCAACGAGGCGCACGCCGGCGACACCGTGAAGCTCAGTGCAGGGGAGAGCGCCCTGCACAAGATTGCCCACAACACCGAGGGGGCCTGGCGTGGCTCAGGCGTCAACACCAAGATTCCGTCCTTGACCCTGGACACTGCGTACATGGACGGCACTGAGGCTGCCAGCGGCACCCTGGAAATCTGGCGGCGAAACGTGCTCGCGCTGCGGCACGCCTACAACTCAGGCTATGAGCTGTTCCGGCTGCTCATCCCTGCGCAGAGCACCGCGGACGGGTACTTCCAGATTGGGTCGTTCCTGTTCGGGCCGTGCGCGGTCTTCGGGCGCAACCACTCCCGCGGGTACTCCACGCTGCGCAACCCCAACGTGGAAATCATCGAGCGGACCAACCGCAGCTACAGCTCCCGCAAGCTGGGCGACCGTCGCAGGGAGTACGAACTCTCCTGGTCCGACGACGCCGTGGACAACACCCAGGTGGACCTGACGAACCCCAACCCCGACTACATCGCGGGGCAGGCGGGGGGCGCTGCCATCGCGACGCCTCACGACACCATCCGGATGTTGGAGGGGGTGTTGGACCGCGTCGAGCATCGCAAGCCGCTGGTCCTCGTCCGCAACATCCCGCAGGCAGCAGCCGGGGGCAGCACCACCAAGCTCATTCTGGACGACCGCTGGTGGATGCTATGCAGGGCTGAGAATCCCATCAACACCAAGGTGCCCTTGGGTACTGAGGGGGTGGACGAGGTCGAGCGTGCCGATACGGTCACCTTCTACGAGCTGAACTAGGAGTCCGGCATGTCTGTTGTGTCTCCCATCGCCGCTCGGTTCGGGTACTCGGACCTGCTCGGGCACCAGGTGCGCGTACTGGTGAACCTGACCATCGGTGACCTTGAGCTCCACCTGGCTGAGGACGTCGTGGCCGCCCCCATCGGAGAGAATGGCGCGGACGTCATCTACTCGCCGGGGCTCGTCATCGGGGACAGCATCGAGCAGGCGGTCACCCTATTCACCGACGAACCGGAGTCCAAGTCCCTGGACGTCACTCTGCATCTGAGCGAGTTGGTGGACGTGCCTCTACTCGTCTCGCGTGGGTACAACCTGGGGGCGGCGAAGGCGAAGGTCCTGCTGTGGGCAGAGGGCAGCGGGAAGCATCTGGAGGTCATCGACGGGGTGGTCCGCAATCCCAGCTGGGACGTGAACCCGCGCCCGGTCACCGCGGTAATCGAGGAGGCACCCTTCCTGGACACAGCCCTCTACCCGCTGCCGACGCACAAGGTAACCGCGGACACCTGGCCGAACCACGACAGCAACGTGGAGGGGGAGTTCTACCCCACCATCCTCGGTGCGCCTGGCAGCTCGAACACCCGTCTCCACAGGACCCCGGCTCTGTTCGTGAACACGACCACGGACCAGTTCCTCATCGCGGGGCACCATGTCTCGGCGACGAGTGTCCGCATCATCAACACCACGGTTCCCAACGCGGCCTTCCGCAACGTGACTAACACCTTCGACAGCCTGGGCAACGCCTGTGCCACCGTGGACTTGACGGGGAGCGGCATCACCATCAACGCCGGGGATTCGTATTGGGTGCAGTGGCGCAACTCTGCGGGTAACCCTCAGTACGGCGCGAGCATCGAAGGCC